CTTAGGGACATGGAATGGGTTTGAGTACGCCGGAGAGGGAGTCCCATTCGTACCTCCCCCCAAAAAAAATATGGCTTTTCCTGTTTCTGATAATATAGACGTATTACGAGGAGTGATATATGTCAGATACATACGAAATAGATAAAGGTGTACAGTTAAGCCATAAACCAAGAGCATACGTTTACCCATACAATGATATGGAGTTAGGGGACAGTTTCTTTGTACCTAATGGGAAGATGCCAACGGTTAATGCGGCTAATTACCGTGCATTTAAGAGGCTTGGGTGGAAATTCTCTGCCCGTAAGATTGATGGTGGAATTCGTGTATGGAGAACGGTATGATTAACGGTGCTGCTGTCATTGACCAACTGGTTGAGAGTGTGGATGAGGACTTTAAGCGTAAGTACCTTGACCGTGTGTGGGGGATGACTAAGATTGATATGTTCAAAGAGCTTATGCGGGTGCATGGTGAAAGCACTAAGATGATGACTCAAGCACAAGCTGAGATTGATAACTTAAAAGCCGTGATTGCCCAATACTCTGAAGGTAAACTTTAATGGCTGATTACCATATTGTTGATAATGGCGAGATGCTGGCTTGCGACTTTGTGGATAGCTTGATGCGTATACGCTTGCAAGAAATTGTCAAAGACTTGGAAAGCTACATTGAAGAAGGGATTGCTGACCCGGCAGATAAGAAGGTGATTAAGGCAGCAGAGGTTATTCTTGGATACATTACTTAAACAATACCTCTTTGAGACACGCTCAAACCTGTCCTTGCAGATGAGACGGGCATTGGCTTGCAAAACCAAGAAGCAGAAAATCAAACTAGCAGATGAGTGGCAAAAGAATTATTCTGAACTGATGTACAGAGAGTTAATCTCCTGTGCAAGAAACAAAGAAGTCTGTGTCAGGATAGCCAATTGGGAACAAGATGAGCGCATTTAATCTGCAACACTTCTACAACTTCTGTAAGCAACTTAAGATTGAGACCAAAGAGCAGGGCTTACGCAAGATGGATAACTTGCTGGGCACGCAAACCTACGTCATGGGTGAGATTGCTAAAGGACTAGAAGAAGGTGTTCACTTCTTTACTATCCTCAAAGGTAGACAGCTTGGGATTACTACTATCTCACTTGCCCTAGACCTGTACTGGCACTTCATGAACCCCGGCTTGCAAGGAACCTTGACTACTGACACCGAAGAAAATAGAGATATGTTTCGCTCCACTCTTTCGATGTACATGGATGGGTTGCCCAAGGAATACAAGATTCCTTTGATTGCTCACAACCGTACTCAGATGAGCTTGAAGAACCGTAGTCGATTGTTTTATCAGGTTGCAGGAACACGCAGCAAAGGAACATTAGGTCGTGGCAAAGCAATTACCTTTTTACATGGAACAGAAACAAGCAGTTGGGGTGATGAAGAAGGTCTTGCTTCCCTCTTGGCTTCGCTTGCTGAAACTAATCCCATGCGGATGTACATCTTTGAATCCACTGCACGGGGCTTCAATATGTTTCACGATATGTATACAACAGCTAAACGGGCTAGAACACAAAGAGCTATTTTTTGTGGCTGGTGGCGCAACGAGTTGTATTCACTCGACCCTAAAGGTAAAACATACGAAGTTTATTGGGATGGCAAACTAACGGGTGAGGAAAAAGAGTGGGTCAAAGATATTAAGAAGTTGTACAACGTAGAAATCAATTCACGACAAATAGCGTGGTGGCGTTGGAAACTTCTTGAAGGGATTAAAGACGATTCGCTCATGTACCAAGAGTTTCCTCCTACCGAGGACTATGCCTTTGTGATGACAGGCACTTCTTTCTTTTCTAACGCACGGTGTACCGATGCCGCTAAAGCTGCCAAAAAACAAACCCCCGACTATTACCGCTACTCCTTTGGAGCAAACTTCCAAGACACCAACGTACTCAAGTCAACGGAACGTCTTGCCTCACTTAAGATATGGGAGGAGCCTGTCGATACTGCTTACTACGTTATCGGTGCTGACCCTGCCTATGGTTCTAGTGATTGGGCTGATAGGTTTTGCATACAAGTATATCGGGCGTACTCCGATGGCTTGGAACAGGTGGCGGCGTTTGCCACCTCTGAAATGAATACCTATCAGTATGCTTGGGTGATTGCCCACCTAGCCGGGGCTTACAGGAATTCCACGCTTAACCTAGAAGTTAACGGTCCGGGGCAAGCAGTCATCAACGAATTGCGTAACCTTAAGCGTCTAGCCTCTAACATGGGCAACCAGATGGGCACAGATTTAATGAACGTGCTGGGCAGCATGACTTCTTACATCTGGAGAAAGAACGACAGCCTTGGTGGACTCTCGCAAAGCATGGGCTGGCTAACCACCTCTGCAACCAAAGAACGTATGCTCACCTACATGAAGGATTACTTTGAGCGCAACATGATGGATATTCGAGACATGGATACCATTGAGGAAATGAAAACAGTTGTGCGAGACGGTGGTTCGATTGAGGCTACTGGCAGGAACAAAGATGACCGTGTGATTGCCTCAGCCTTGGCAGCAGCCGCCTATGCCGAGCAAGTCCAGCCTCAATTGATTGGCAGACGCATTTCTAGGGACGTATCTAAGAAGCAAGAGGAGCTAACCCCTGAAGAAGTGGCTATGGGGCGCAATGTTAGCGAATACTTAAAGAAAATAGGCATCTACGGTGGAAACCAACGTCATATCTAAGAAAGAGTTGCTCAGAACGATGAAATTGTTCTTTGCAGACCAGAATCGGGGCATAAGCATTGATTTGTTTGCAGATTTAGCAGGATTAGGTACAAAAACGATGGTTGAGGTGTTTATTAACCAAAATGCGCCATTATCTGAGTATGTGCAGCGTAGAACCAGCAAAGCATACAAAGCATGGCGTAATGGGGACGTAGCGGTAATGAAGAACCGTGATAACTCCAAATTTGTGCAGTACCGCAAGGAATCCAAGCCCAAGATGGTTCGTGGCTATGGGTTACAGGTAGTAGGTGGGGAAATTAAACTGAAATTGGGCGTAAAAAACCGGGCTGATTACGATTCAACGCTTGCTGAACAACTTGATAGGGGATAAATGATGGCTCGTATACTTAGAGATTACAAATGTCAGGAGCATGGCTTCTTTGAAGGCTTTGAACCTACTTGTCCAGAGGGGTGTACCGATGAATTGGTTTTACAAGTCTTTCTTAAGAGTCCGGGCTTTGTTTCAGACAAGTCCAAAGCCGCCGATTCACACTTGCGAAGTCTTGCGAACGAATTCGGAATGTCTAACATCAAATCAACCCGTGAAGGAGAGAACCAATCAGGCTACCTCCAGCGCAACAACAAGTTCACGGAGAAAGAATACGCAGAAGCCGAAAAGTACGCTACCCCCAAAAAGCGTGGCAGACCCCGCAAAGATTCCCAGAGCCAACCTACACCGCCGCCGCAGCCCCAAGAAGCCCGTGCTGGTGACTCAGCAATCTGGGGGGGCGGTTTCCAAGGCATGAATATGGCTTCTGTCCTTGCTGGGCGTTTTGGTCAGCCTGTAAAAGATGAGACTGTGGGCTTGACACCACAAGCGGCAGGGATACAATCAGGACCTAGAACTGACCCCAACGCAACAATGCGGGACCCCGATAACCTAAAGATTAACAAATAATGCGTATCCCACCAAACAATGACGAACGGGAAAATTTTTATCTAGAACTCATGAATAAGTGCATGGTGTCTAGAGAAGAACGTAAAGCTGACTACAGCACGTTACGCTCTTACTATTTGTTTGGTGCGGCTCCTGAAGAACCTCCTGCGTACTTCAATAAGATTCATCCGCATATTGACCAACTTACATCGTTTTTGTATTCGGCTGAGACTACCCGTTTTAGTATTGCTATGGGTGCGTCAGTTCCAGACATGGAATATCGCAAGACTCCAGTTCTCACAAATGCTCTCAATGACGAATGGCTTAACTCTAATGCTGACCAAGTATTCTCAACAGCATTAACGTGGTCGCTTGTCTACAACACAACTTTTCTCAAACTTGTAGTCAGTGGTGGTATCCACCCCTACATGATTGAACCCGGCGCAATAGGCGTGTTGCGTGAAGATACTCCTTACGTTGATCGCCAAGAAGCTATTTGCCAACGCTACTACATTACAAAGTCTGAGTTGTTTGCCCGGCTGTATTCACACCCAAAGCGTGAACAGATTGTAAAGAGAGTAACCACTAACATTAAGACTGCAAGCAGCGATGGTTCAGATGGTGGCGAGGGTGTAGCCCGTATTGTTATGTCAGCAACCAACCCAACCATCTACGGTCAAGTCAACATGGACTTGTACGGCATGAACAGGTACAACGCCCGTCTTGCTGAAGAAACCATTGAGATGCACGAATTGTGGGTCTGGAACGATGAGATTGAAGATTATCAGGTTGTCACGATGGCAAGCCCTGATATTATTATTTACGACAGACCCGGTTCATCTTTGTTCTTAAAAGGCGAATGTCCTTTTGTCCAAATTTGTCCAAACCCTCAGTACGATTATTTCTGGGGACAGTCTGAAGTACAAAAAATGTGTCTGCTTCAAGGCTTGCGTAATAATCGCATGACTGAAGTGTTAGACCTTCTTTCCAAACAAGTCGCACCTCCAACAGCCCTCACAGGGTTTACGGGAATCTTGGATGAGAAAAACTTTGCACTGAACCGTGCTGGCGGCTTACTTTCAAGTGATATGCCAAACGCCAAGGTTGAACGCCTTGCGCCTGAAATGCCATCTAATCTCTTTGAAGTCATTCATGAGATTGATGCCATGTTCTCAGAAGTGTCTGGTATCTCTAACGTGCTTTCTGGGCGTGGCGAATCTGGTGTTCGCTCTCAGGGACACGCAAGTCAGCTTGCCCGTTTAGGTTCAAGCCGTGCTAAAAAACGTGCCCTTATTGTCGAAGATAGTCTGGAAAAAGTAGCTACACTTTATCTTAAATTGATGCAAGCCTACAACCCCACGCATTTCAAAGACACTGAAGGTACGCCTTTTATTGCTGAACAATTCACTAAAGACTTTGTGGTGAAAGTGGATGCTCACTCCAACTCTCCAATCTTTACAGAAGATACTAAGGAATTGGCGTTCAGTTTATTTAAAGCTCAAGCTATTGACAAAGATTCCTTACTTGATATGCTAGAGCCACCGGGCAAACAATTGCTGAAAGAGAAGTTAAAGAAGCGTGAAGAAAAGGCTGCATCAGAACCCAAACCGGAACCAAAGCCGGGTAAAGCAGATTTAAAGGTAGCGTAATGGACACATCACAAGTTCAACCTAAAGCAGACCAGCCCCGTGTAAGCACGGAGAATCTTAAGCGTGGCGAACAAGCCCCTGCTTTGCAATACCGCACTACAACAAAAAGTTTTAACCGTAGCTCTACACCAAGAAGCTACGGCAGAACCGTTCGGGGATAATACTAGGAGATGAATATGTATCGCAAAAGTCGCAAGTCACGGCGTTAAAAATACCTGTTCAGGGTGTAGGGTGTGGCTTCCTTCCCTTAATAAATAGGTCGCCGCCTCTTAATACGGAGATGAAAAATGCGTAAAGCTCGCAAAGGTCGTAAATCACGCAAGTAATTTTAGGGGTTAAGCCCTAGAATTATCGTGTAGCCAATAAGTCCTGCCGAGGGTCGGGAACCAAAAAAATTACTCCTCCTCTTGACAAATACTTGCATAGGATTATTCTATGCAAAATTACTTAGGGATTGATTATGGCTGTGCCACCCGACCAGTTGATGAAATTGATGCAAAGTCAGAAAGATTCTGCCACTCCCGGTGGTATGCCTCCTGCTTCTGATGCCGCTATGGGAATGTCAGAGGATTCAACTCCTCCTATGGCAGCACCTATGTCAACGCCAGAACCCAAGATGGGAAACCGTGAAGCGTCCATGATTAACCTTGGCATGGCGGCTGACCTTCTTGAGCAATCACTTCCTGCTCTTGGCAGTGAATCGCCTGAAGGACAAAAAGTCCTTAATGCTATTCGCATAGTTTCAACTATTCTTGGTCCACGCAAACCTAAGACCAATGAATTGCAACAATCAGAAATCTTGCAATTGTTGCAGTCCTTACCTCAAGCTGGCGGCGGCACACCTGAAGGTAAAGCAATGGCTGCTGCTCCACAAGTTCCCGGTATGGCTCCACCCGGCGCACCTCCACCACCACCCATCCCTCTGGGTGCTGGTGCGGGTCCTGTGCCCGGCGGTGCTATGCCTCCTCCTCCCGGCGGCGGTATGCCGCCACCAATGTAAAGGAATCACAATGGATTTGTTCAAACCCCGTGGTGCTTCGGCTCCTCGTAATCCTACAGACAACAGCCAGAAAAATGGTCAGATTGTTAACACCCCACGTTATTCGCAATTCGGTGGTTTAACTTCTGCTCCAAAAGCAGGACACAAAAACATGATGACTATGAGTCGTCCCGGCGACACTAAGAAAGTCATCTAACGCACTTAGGGGATAAATATGAGCTTAGAAGATATTTCGCTAGAAGCCCGTGACGAATTAGCTTTGCTTGCAAAGCAGTTGTCGGACAATCCTGAAACACGCAAAGAATTTTTGCGCCTGACCCAGAGGGTAAAGCCAAACATGGTGATTCCCGAATTGCAACTTGAGGACTTTACAAACAAAAAAGTCAATCAAGCTGAAGAACGGGTTATGCAGTTAGAAAACAAGTTGCGTGAAAAAGACATTCGAGAGCATCTTGAGTCAAAACGCCGTGCTTTAAAAGCTAACGGCATTGCTCGTAATGATGAAGATATTCAAGAGATTGAAAAAATCATGCTCGAACAAGGTATTACTAGCCACGACACAGCAGCGCAGCATTGGGAGTGGATGAAACAAGCCGCAACCCCAACACCTACTGGATACAACCCAAATATTATTAACAAGTTTGACTTGTCAAAATATTGGAAGAATCCACAAAGTGCTGCACGAAATGAAGCGGCTACTGCATTGCAAGAAATTAGGAACCAAGGTCGTAAACCAATTGGTGTTTAGTGTTAAATGTCGGGGATAATTTTTTTAATCTAAGGAGCCTGCTATGCCTATAGGCGGCGGAATTTTACCAGCATCAGGTAGCTCACAATACAACGAGCTTACCTATGTCACAAGACGGGCGTTTATCCCCAAACTTGTGGTACAGCTATACAACTCAACCCCCCTAATGGCTGCTCTGATTGCAAACAGTCAACAAGCATCAGGTGGTGTGAGCCAAGTCACAGTTCCAGTTCAAGGCGCACAGTTTGTTAATGCACAGTGGTCTGATTACTCTGGTTCATTTAACCAGCCATCAGTTCAGCAAGGTGCGTTTAACGCTGAGTTCAACCTTAAGCTAATGATTGCTCCAGTTCCATTCTTAGGTATGGAAGGTGCGGTTCAACAAGACTACGCAATTATTCCTCTGATTGAAGCTCGCATGAACGATGCGACCAACGTGATGATGGATGCAATGGCTACAGCCTTGTACACCAATTACACTAATACCCAACAGTTCATTGGTCTGCCCGGCGCAATTGACGATGGCACGAACATGACTACTTACGGCAACATTAACCGCACGACATTCACTTGGTGGAAGTCAAAGGTTTATAACGCTGGTAACGTCAACCCAACCCGTCAAAACATTCTTCAGTACATTTCTGGAACCGTGAAGAACGGTGCAGAAGTTCCTACTTTTGGTGTCTGCGGTTTTGGTACTTGGACTCTATTAGCTCAAGACTACGTTGGTCAAGAACAGTATGTCATTACCCCCGGTTCGGGATTTGATAGTGATGGTAACGGTCCTCAAGCAGCTTTCCGTGCGTTGATGGTTGCCGGTGTGCCAATCTATCCAGACCCATATTGCCCAGAGGGTACGGTCTACTTCATCAACAGCAATTACCTTTCACTGTACATTCACGAACAAGGTTCGTTTGTGTTTACCGGCTTTGAATCAACTCTACCTAATTGGCAGATTGGTTACGTTGGTGCGGTGTTGATGATTGCGGAATTGGTTTCTACCAAGCCCAAGTCGATGACCCGTGTGTCTAGCTATAACTCAATTTCGATTTAAGGAGAAATAGTCATGGCTCTCGGTCTAAACAAGATTGTCCTCGCAAGCGCAAGCACCAATACTCCCGGTGCTTATTGGCAACTTACTACTGTTTCAGCAAATAACACTACCGTTGTTATTCCTGCTGGAACGTATTTGTTGTTCCCTACAGCAAACGTCACAATTGAAGCGGTGTCGGCTTACAACACCAATACCTCTTGTACAACTCCATCTACTTTTTCAACTCTCATTGGTAATAATACTGGTGGTGTGTTGATTTCTGACGGTGTGAACGTGCGTGCAAACGTGACTGTTGCTACGTTGACTACGGTTACTTTGGCTACGGTCAATGGTGGTCAAGCGGCAAGCGGTACTTACAACACATAAGGAACCGTTATGTCTAACGCAGATGCAGTTGGTCAGCTTTATCTTGACAGTTTCGGCAATGGTCGTATTGGTTTTGTTAGAGCAGCGTCTCTTGCAACGTCTGGCAATGCGGTTATTACCATCCCTATTCTTGGGGGTGGTTTAACTAACGCCGGAGCAGCAGCGGGTTCTGGTTCTATTATTGTTCGCCGTGTTACGGTGTCTAATGCAACCGGAAACGTAGCCACTGGAAACGTAGCAATTAGCGTAGCTAGTGATGGCAATATTGCTGCTGCTAATGCGGTAGTTGCAAACGTGGCACTTAGCAATATGACGGGTGCTGGTAAATACCAAGACCTAACTGTTGCTGGTGCTTACGGTGCAAACACAGCCATTACTGGTTTTACAACACAAGCCTTGTACGTCAACATCAACACAGCCAATGCAAACGGCACTGTTGATATTGCTGTTTATGGCGATGTAGTGAGTTTCTAAATGTCTGTTATCTTTGTAACTAATAATTCTGACAAAGTATGGAAAGATGGCTATGCCGGTAAATTCTATACCTTTGGTAAAGGCGAAACGGTAGAGATACCGACTGAAGTAGCCATGCACGTTTTTGGTTACGGAGATGACAACAAAGAACCTTATTTGGCAAGGCTTGGTTGGATTACAACTGCTAATGATTTAGAAAAAGGTTTAGAGCTTTTGTCTAAATGGGAGTTGTCCACCGAGCCTCCAAAAAAGAACCAATCGTTATCCCCGTTGGTGGAAAGAGTACCCCTAGAGGTTGTAAAATCTCGTGGGGGAAAAGTCCTGTCAGCAGCTTAAAGATTATGGAAGGTAAATGTCTCAAAATTTGTCGGGATACATCACCCAAGTTAGACGTTTGCTGCATGATGCCAATGCTAATTTTTACACGGACCAGCAGCTAACAGATTACATCAATGCCGCACGTGCAAGAACGGTGCGGGATACTGGCTGTCTGCGTTCCATTCAAGTTGCACAATCTCCTGCTCCTGTTGCTGCCCCGCTTAATAACGCAACTGCCACAAACCCAACAGCGTGGGTTGCAAGTACACCGTGCAATTTAAATGATTTTGTTTTTTCAAACATTTTTATTTATCAAGTGACATTAGCAGGAACAAGCGGGACAACGCCCCCACCTTATCCTTCAGGCACAACAAACTATCCACCAAGCACACAATTTATAGATGGTGGCTGTGGATTAACGTATGTGGGAAACGTAGAACAGATTCCGTTTTCAACACTACCTCAAGGCGCAAATACGCTTGATATTCTTAATGTAAACTTGTATTGGGGCAATAGTCGTGTGCCACTAAATTATTTGCCGTGGACAGACTTTAATGCCCGTATGCGTTTTTGGCAAAACTACATAGGTAGACCAGAAGCGTTTTCAATGTATGGACAAAATACTATTTACATTGGTCCTATTCCAGACCAAATCTATCAATTAGAAATTGATACTGTTATTTTGCCAACAGATATGACATTAGCTAATCCTACTGTTGCTGACACAATTACTGACCCCTACACCACTTGTCCACAATACTATGCTGCATATTCTGCTAAGTATTATGAGCAATCGTTTGGTGAAGCAGAGATTTTTAAACAAGAATACATAAGTTGCGCTAGAGGAGTTTTGAACACGACATTTACTCGAAGGATTCCTTCAGCCTATAGCAGTCCATACTAATCATGGCAGCGGCAGAGCAAAAGAAAAGTTACAAAGTTGTTAAGCAATTTAAAGGGCTTAACACTAAGGCTAACCGCACAGCTATTGAAGAAGAAGAATTTTCTTGGGTTGAAAATGCACAACCTATTGGCTATGGTAATTTAAAAATTATCCCTAGCTACATTACGTCTAAAGATACAAGTAATAACGCTGTTGTCTGGGCAAATACGGTTACGCATTTAACGTCTTGCAACATTGACACAACAGATTTTGTGATTGCGTTTCAAACAGACGGTAGCGCACAGTTTTATAACCTAGTCACTAAAGCGACAGGCAATGTGGCTGTTGCTAGTACGTTCTCTAACACTGGTGTTCTTACAAGCCAATGGAAAAATGAACGTATGCTTATTCTTGACCCGACAAAGGGTTACTTTACTTGGGATGGCAACAATGTTGTATCTGTTGGTTCTGTTGGCATTATTGCAATTACTAATGGCGGTACTAGTTATACCGGCGAACCTACCGTTACTATCAGTGCGCCACTTAATGCAAACGGCACTCAAGCCAATGCAACAGCATCCGTTTTATCTGGGGTCGTTGCGCTTGTTTCGTTAGATGATGCTGGCTCTGGTTACGGTGTCCCGCCCCCAACAATTACTATTTCTGGTGGTGGTGGTTCAGGCGCAACAGCAATTGCCGGTGTTGTTACGTTTGCAACAGGCACAGCATCAGCCGTTGTCGTAACAGGTGGAACTGGATATACAAACGCTGCTAATACGGTTGTGACATTTGCTGGTGGTGGTGGAGCAAACGCAGCCGGTACTGCGGTATTGGGCGGTGGTCAAGTCCAGCAAATCATTATGACGAACCCCGGCTCTGGGTACACTAACGCTGCAAACTTAACGGTCACAATAACTGGCGGGGGTGGCGCAAATGCGGTTTGTAAAGGAATAGTTAACTCTGACCTTAATTGTGGCATTTCTTCTTTTAGTGGTCGGGTCTTTATTGCTGCCGGGCGTACTATTTTTTATTCTGCTGCGGATTCCTACACCGATTTCACAAGTGTTTCTGCCGGGTCTTTTGTCTTAACTGACTCAACCCTACACGGCAACATTCAGCAAATATTGTCAGCAAACAATTTTTTGTACATTTTTGGCGATAATTCAATTAACGTCTTTTCTGACGTTCGAGTAGATACCAATGGTATTACGTTATTTACCAACACAAACGTATCTGCATCTGTTGGCAGTAAAAGACCAAACGCTATTTTCCCTTATTTTCGTTCTGTGTTGTTTTTAAACGACTATGGGGTATATGCGCTTGTTGGTTCTACAACGTCCAAGATTTCAGACGCTTTAGATGGAATGTTTCCAGACATTGACTTCAGTTACCCCATCTATTCGGGTCAAGTATTACTGAATAACATTCTGTGTGCAGCATTTAATTTCCGGTATTACGATGCTGTATTCACGCAATCGTATCGGTATGTTCAAGCCGTGTTCTTTGAGAAAAAATGGTTTATTACTTCTCAGGGTGATGCGCTGCAATATGTGACTTCTGTGCCCGTAAACGGGTTAGTGACCTTGTTTGGTACATCAGGAAATAGCCTTTTTCAACTATACGGTAATGCGTCAGCATCTATTACATCAAGAGTTCAAACGGCTTTGTTGCCAATGTCTGACCCAATTCGCACAAAGCAAGCATTAAAGATTGGCATTGAGGCTACGGCAAGTAATCTTAGCTCTATTACGATGCAAGCCACAGTAGATAGTGAAAACCAAGAAAGTCCACCGTATTCGCTTTCTAGCTTGGTGACTTGGATTAACAACAGTTTGCAAGTCATTCCTTGGACTAATAATTCTAGTACTGTTATTGGCTGGGGTCAGATTGGTTATAACTTGTACAAAACAGACGCTTCAATGTATGGAAAATACGTTGGAATCACAGTAACATCATCAAATCCCGGCTACGTTTACAACGGATTTGAATTTGAACATGAATTGAGAGTGAGGTTCTAAATGGCTGTCCCAAATATTTTTGCTACGGCAACAACGGCTATCCCGCTATCCCAATTAGATGCTAATTTTGCGACAGCCATTACACTCGGTAACACGGCTGTTTATCTTGGCAACACCACAACATCGTTGGGCAACCTGACGGTAGTAAACACAACTGTTACCAATTACACCGAAACATTGTTTTCTGTTACAGGAAGCACAACTGTTGCGTTGACAAACGGTACTTTGCAAAAGATTACAACGTCTGGTTCTACAACTGTGACGTTGCCAGCAAGTGTGAGTGGCAAGAGTTTTACACTCATCATTGCTTATGCTGCTGCTGATACGTTGACATTTGCGGGTGGCGGGACGCTGAAGTGGTCAGGTGGTACAACTCCAACACCGACAAGTGCTACAGGAAAATTTGATATTTTCAGTTTTTTCCAAGACGGTACAAACACTTACGGCGTTACTAACGGACAGAATTACTAATATGCTAAGTGCATCTAAATCCGGTAGTGGATTAGCCACAGGCTACAACCTCACACGCTCGCTGCGGTTTAGGCGTTCGGCTACAGGTCATTTAAGCAGAACACCAGCTACGACTACTAACCGTAGAACGTGGACTTGGAGTGGTTGGGCTAAACGTGGAGAGTTAGGAACTAACCAATCAATATTTAACGACACAGGACCGCTAGGAAACAATGACGATAGTTTTGGGTTTAACTTTTCAGTTAACAATGAATTTGTAGTTGGTACTGGAAGTTTCATTCTTTTAACAACAACATCAGTATTTCGTGATCCATCTGCTTACTATCACATTGTTGTTGTGCTAGATACAACTCAAGCAACGGCAAATGACAGAATAAAAGTTTATATAAACAACGTTCAAGTCACTTCGTTTAGTACAAACACTATTGCTGCCAATATCCCGCAAAATTTTCAAGCGGGAGTTAACACCGCAAATTTACACAATATTGGAAACCTTGCGACAGTTGGCGGTCGAAATTTCGACGGCTACCTAGCAGAAGTCAACTTCATCGACGGTCAAGCTCTCACCCCCTCATCATTCGGCTCAACCAACGCTTTGACAGGAGTATGGCAACCTGCACGGTACACGGGTACTTACGGCACAAACGGTTTCTATTTACCCTTCACAGACAACTCTGCGCTGACCACAGCAAGTAACGTGGGCTTAGGTAAAGACTTCTCAGGCAATGGCAATTACTGGACTACGAACAACATCAGCATCACGGCTGGTGTGACGTATGACTCCATGACGGATGTGCCTACGCTGACGAGTGCGACTGCGGCTAACTTTTGTGTGATGAACCCATTGGCTGTAGGCGCAACCACATCTACAACTAATGGAAATTTAAATGTTGTAAACACGGCAACACTTTATTGGGATACTGTTTTAGCAACAATGGGATTTTCATCAGGAAAATACTATTGGGAAATGACTACAGATGCAACCTACCCCGGAACGGTGTTTTGTGGAATTGCGGGTATTGACATACCTTATGGCACAAACAATTTACAAGACGCCAATTCAACTTTAAACACCTATGGAAGTTTATTGTTTTGCGATACTGGTGAATCTAAATTAGATGGCAATACCCGTGCGGCTTACAGCACAGCATTAACCGCCGGTCAAGTGCTAGGTGTAGCGGTAGATAGAGATGCTAAAACTTGTGTCTTTTACAAAAATGGTGTCAGTCTTGGTTCTATTAGTTTTAGTTCTTCTGCTATGGCG